AACCCGAGTTCTAAATATTAACCCCTGAGTCATCTTGACGATACCATTAGTAATCAACTTACTATTGATATTGACTGCCACGGTGCCTGCAAGATTTATATTTGTACCGTTCAGATCCACATAGCTATTACCTGATGTAGATATAGATGCTCCACCGTCATTACGAGTTATAGTAATCATCTGAGGTATTATAATAACCTGACCGGAAGAATTTTTCATCGTAATCACAGTAGATAGTCCATCTGAATACAATCCGTTATCTTGAATAGTAAAATACCCAATTTGAGCACCATTCGTTACCGTAATGTTTCCAGTTGTAATTCGACCAGCCGCCAGAGCATTAACTACGATAGCTGTAGCATCAATCAAGTTCGTTCGAATCAATCCACCATTGATAATAGTTTTTCCCTGAGTAGCATACGAAGCCATTTGATCATACGAAGAGTATCCGAGCTTCGTTGCGAAATCATTCTGCAAGTTACGCATAGCGGTAGCGTCCAAGAATCCCTGCGGTCCTTGAGGTCCTTGTGGACCAGTGTCTCCCTTATCTCCTTTAGGCCCCTGAGATCCCTGCGGTCCCTGCGGACCAATAGGTCCAATAGATCCGGTAGCACCAGTAGCACCGGTAGGTCCAGTTGGACCTTGGGGACCCTGCGGGCCTTGCGGTCCTGTATTACCCTTGAAATTTTGCTGTTCGGATGCCGGCAGACCGGAGAATGTAACTATGCTACTAATGTTGAGTTTCTTACCAAAGATATCAATTATGTTGGGTTGAATAGAAATACCGGTCTTTATTTCATCCTTTGTAGGAGTGTCATCAATAGAGCCGGCATCGTAGACTGTGGCAAAGGCAAGGTAGAAGGTGACGGGAGCCCCACCAGAAACCAAATAGAAATAATTAGTTCCACTAAATGTCCCACCAGTACCACACTTGACATAATACGCATATTCTTCCCAATCACCAGTACCAACATTGTTAGTAAGCCATTTTGATGTACCACCGTTACCCGTAGCATTTGAAGCCCACTCAACTGCACGTCCTGCGGGAATCCATGCAATAAACCGAGTTATAAATACGGCATTAGCGCGTGTTTGAGTGTTAAAAGTAAACCCACCTAAGCCGGGGGATACACTTCCTTGTACAGTGGTAATTTTAATTTTATATCCGGATTGATTAGGCAAATTAACATCCGTTGTTCTTTCAACTGTCACAGTTCCCCCACCACTATTATTGTAAACCGATATGCCATTCATCCCGCTTCTAAACTCTGGATCACGATTCAGCATCTTCCCCTTACTCATAGCAAGGGCAATCAAACGTGCATTACCCGATACCGTTGATACAAGGTTAATATCCGTCTTGGTCTGAGAGATCTCAGTGCCCTGATTGGATACAACCTGTCCGAGAGCGTCAAAGTCGGTTTGGGAGACTTTGCTTTCAATTAACCCTTTCGTTACTTTTATCTCTGAGTCGGTGTAGGTTTTGGCAATGTAGTTAAGATCTTCGGGGGCTGGGCTCCAGGTTACAGGAGTGTTGGTTTCAAATACGCCAATACGCATGCGTACGTTTACTCCTGTTCCATAACTACCAATTATTCTACTTATAGACTTATTAGATAATAAGAAATTATTCTCTATGTGATCGTTAAATACTGATATATCAGAAGAAGAACCATCCGTATAAATCACTCTAAAAAAAACAGCTCTCGTGTCACTTGGAATAGTTTTCTGTGGTGTAAAATGGTCTACAAATATATAATATCTTTTGTCAGAGGAATAAGTTAACCCAAACATATCCTTATTAACCAAAAGCGATTCTTTATGCAAAACAGGTGCATCAATTAACATTGTTCCGTCTTCTTTGTAGTCTGAAGCATAAGTAAATCCCGCATCAGTAATACGTTTAAAAGAGCATAAGTTCTTAATACCTACTCCCCGCTCGCTTGCAGACGGTATCCACTGCGTTACACCTATGTCACCTTCGGTAAGAACTGCCCAATGTACTTTAGAGCCATAGGTACCATTGGGGAACTGAAAGAACTGAAATTTATATTCTGGATTAAATTCTTTAATAACAACTTTTTTTGATTCTATTACCCTATCTCCATGCGTTGAAAATGGGGTCAAAGCACCTACACCAGACATTGAAGTAGGAGTAATATTTTCTATTCCATTTCCCAAAGTATAGCATAAAGTAAGGATATATTCCTTATCTTTAGTTAGACTTCCATCATAACTATAATACCCCAAAGAATAAGCAAGAGAGCCTAATTCTACATTGCTATTTTTCAGCAAGTTAACATCCCCCACCTTCACCTTACTCACCTCACCCTTCACAGCCAACGTAATCTGTCCGGGTAAAGCCTCCATAATCGTGTCAGTCTCAATCTTAACCTTTTCCCCAACATAAGAATATGAAGCAGAATTGATAGCGTCTATAATTACCCTCTGCTGATCATAATAAGCCTGTTGAAGAGCCTTAAATGAAGCGCTGACCGGTATATTTTCAGGCTCACTTGCCGAATGGGTCTCAAGCACATGATAGTAATCGTTGAAAGCATTCCGATAAGCAACGGTATCAATCCCATAGCGGGACGCGTTAGCAAGGATGGAATCTCTCTCCGCTTTCAAAGCCTCCATCTCCTGTTTTAAAGCAGTCTTTTCGGTCGGGGATATAACACCATCATCTGCCCAGGTGTTTAATCTGTCTTGGGCAGCTTTCGCATCGGTTTTGGCGATGTCTATTTCCTTGTTGGTTGACTCAAACTCCTGTTCGATGGTCTTTCCGTTGCGAAGGATAAAGATGCCTTTTAGGAAAGCGTTGATAGAGTATATACCATATCCCGAAGGTTGATAACTTGCGGGAAAATCAGTATCCGTAATGCCTCCCAAATATCCTATTCTCGTTTTCAGCTTCCCTTCAAATGTCTTTGAATTAACCCCATCCAATATATCGATCACAGGATGGCCATTTGCGACAGGCTGGACAACAGGAGCAAAATAAGCGTTAGGCGTAGATATATCGACAATCACATTTTTACCGTCATTGAAAATCCGGCCGGCTTCTCCGTTTTGCTCTGAACCGGCAAACAGTTCCGGGGTGCTTATCTGGGCACCGTCCTTAAAAGTCAATACATAGCCTTTAGTAGTGTAAGCATACACCACACCGCTAACTAAGGCGCTATTAGAGACAGTCCCTATTGTCTTACCTCCTAAATCATATTCCTTCTTCGTTATACTTCCATTTTCAATAGAATAGTAGATCTTTGAAGTAAACACAAGGAAGCAACCGGATTTGTAGCAGATGGCATCAGTCATGGTATCATCTATGTCATATACGGAGAACTGAGAATCTTTAAGATTCCTAACTTCCAAAGACAGTCTGTCTGAAGATAACATATAATTCCCACTGATACGCATAGCCTTTGTATAGACCATATCCTCTTTATACAGGGTGACAGTTCCGGACTTGTCTATGGCAAACTTGACCATATAATCCCTGCTGCTTTTACTTCCACGCCAGCCGATGTAGAAATGATCATCGTCAAAACCCATGTTTCCCTTTTCATAGGTGTAGAAGTTAACACCGGCATCCAAATCGCTTACAGCCATGGAACCGGTAAACAAGTTGTTGATGTCGGAAGAATATCCTATTGCCGATAATGTCCCGGTCGAGTAAATATCAGCTACATAGACATCCCCGCCATTCCAGTAGAACAAATCCTGCAATAGGGTAAATTCATAAGGTGTAGCGTTTAGTTTCGTCCATACGGGAGAAGTGAGTAAAGCTGACTTGTAGAAATTAAGGCTGGCTGTACTAAAGTCAGCCGCAACTATCAAGTCCGACTTAAAATACTTTCCATCTGCCGTACCGGCATATATAGTGTGAATAGTCTGCGTTTCATCCTCTACAGTAGCCGGCAAAGACGAATATTCACCCAAACCTTCATTCTGTGGGCTGCCTTCCTCGGCAGATAAATAAATCAAGCTCTGTCGGGCCACATTCTGAGTGTTGCCCATTTGTACCAATTCGTCATCCTGTTTAGGAACAACGCCATTAAACTCACTTTTCAGAATCCAAACCTTAGAGCCTTCTGCACGATCAATCTCTACCCAATAATATTCCACTTCGTTCCCGCTAAATACTTGGTGTCTTACAAGGTCATGCGCTTGAAATGTTGGCTGATCGTCACCGAAGTCGAGGACGTAATATTCGCCATCTTCCGTCACCTCTACAACCTTACTGTTGCTCTGGCTGATCACCAAGGCACCGTTAACCGAACGTATTTTCTGAATGATCAGTTCAAATACCTTCATCATCTTGCGGACGGTAACGATGTCACATTCCAAAGTCCAGTTACCGGCTTCGTCCTTATAAAGTTTGGCACCTTCTCCTGTAAATCCCGGAATAAACTTCGGAGAAGACATATATTCCTTCAGTATAGCTGCGGCAGCGTTTAATATGCCATCCTCAGAGAGAGAAGCGGTAGGCTCTGCCTGAGATTGGTCCCAACCGGTTTCAATGCCACCACGGATGGTAAGTTTGTAGGGGGTGGTGTCGTTTTGGTCTTTCCGGAGAAAAACCTTTTTCAAAGCCTCCATGTCAACATCCGCAGCAAGCTTAAACGCTACTACATTATCCCTGTTGGTACGTATAAATATAGCCGGATCTTCGTCTGCATTACAGATATAAAATTCTCCTTGATTAAGCCCTTTCAAATGCGACATAGAATCAGGAGAAATGACGGGAGCTTTTGCTTTTCCGTTTTCAATTTCTGAACCAAACCATTGTATTTTGCTTATATTCTTTTTCATGTCAAATTCGTGAAGTATTTATGAATGCCGCTTCGCTTTCTTTATATTTCAACATTTCCCCCTCCTTCGGGTTATTTACGACAAAACCGACAATAGATGCGCTGCTCGCCTGCTCAGGAGCACCGCCAACACCGGCAATAGAATTTTCCTGTGGTTCCAATGCAATAGTCACGAAAAACATTTGGCTGTCTTCCATAACCTGACTTATCTCTGGAACAGAATTCTCGGACCTTACATATCTCTCTCCATTCACATCAAACATAGACACACACAATATCCGGTTAAGATGCCTTCCGAACCAATACGGGACACCACACGAGTTTCCTATTGTAAGTACATATGAATCATAGGGAACAGCATATAACTCTTCTATTTCTTGTCTTTGATTGCGGTATTGTTCATTATCTATCTTTGCGGAATATCCTGCCGGCTTAAACCCAGCTTCCACTCTCCATTCGAATACCTGTTGAGTATCTCCTATCCAAAAGATATTATCAAAAGCAGAATTATTATCTTTGTGCGAATAGCGAATCAATGCGGTTTCTTCCAAGATATTGGAATCGGAACATACTTCAAATGGCTCAGATTCTTTCCTTTCAAAAGTTATACTATAGACTGAATCCGGAAGTGAAGTAAACACGACA